GAAAATAATGAAAATAATGAAAATAATGAAAATAATGAAAATAATGAAAATAATGAAAATAATGAAAATAATGAAAATAATGAAAATAATGAAAATAGAATAGATTTACTAGTAAATATTTTAGATTTTTCTAATATTGAAAGAAATGTAATTTTTATAAATTCTTCATTGCCAGTATTAAATGATATATCAGAAAATAGACTATCATTAATTGATATATTACAAAATAATATCAATGAAATAATAGAAAATAGAGAAACAAATTTAATTCAAAACTTTATAGATAGTACATTTGAAAGCGATAATAAAAAAAAATACAAAAGAGTAATAGATGATGAAGAATTAAAAAAATTAAAAGTACAAAAATTTGATAATAATAAAAATTATGCAAATATAGAATGTCCAATAAATTTAACAAAATTTGAACAAGATGATGATATAATAATATTACCATGTAGTCATGTATATTCATCAGTTGAAATAAAGAAATGGTTAAATGAAGAATCAAATTGTTGTCCTACATGTAGATTTGAATTAAATTATAAAGAAATAAAATGTGAAGAAAATAATAATTTAAATAATATAGCATTAAATAATTTAGATGATAATGATTATTTATTACAAGAAATATTATTAAATAGTTTTTCTTCAAATGAAAATGTATAAATAAAAAAAATATATTTAGTCAATAGATAATTTTAATTTTTGAATTACTTGAATAGTTTCTTTATGTAAAATAAGATTAAAATCAATATATGCATAATTAATATTAAAAAATAAATCATAATTAAATTCAAGTTTATTTAATAAATTTTTAAATTCATTATGAAAGTTTTGAATATATTTTTCTTGATCATAATTTTTAAGATCAATTAAATTAATAGATTTAAATACAAATGAAAAAATAGATATGAATTGAGAAATAGTTAATCTATTATGTGGGTCAGGGTAATAAACTTTTTTTATTAATGATTTAACAAAATTATATATAAGAATATATTTATCATCATCATCTACAATATCATGATTTTGATTAGATTTAATAATATTATATATTTTCTTAAAAAAAATTTGTATAAAACATGAAGAAATACTATGTAAATCATTAAACTTTAATACACATGGTAATAATTCTTCAATAATATTAGAATAATACTTATATTTATTATCAGTATCATTTTCAGGTAAAAATTTATAATAAAAATTAGTTAAAACATTATAATATTCATCAAATTCTTTTTGTTCAAATAATAAAGTAGTATCAGATTCATTAATAAAAGAATCATAAACATCTTTAATAAAAATATCAATAGTTTGTTTAGTTAATTGATTAAGAGTAAAATCACTATTAACATGTGAATTATATTGATCGGAATAATTATCTACAAAAAACATTATAAATTTTTTTTCATTTAAATGCCAATACATATTTTGTGTAATATTCCAATTAAAAAAATATTCTTTAATATATGCGTAATCAAAACCATTAGAATAATCAAAATTTTTAAAAAGAGTAGTATATTTATATGACAAACCAAAATCTATAATTAATGGAGTGGCAGTAGATATTTCAGACATAACATTATTATAATGTAAATCATTATGGACAATTAAAGATTTATTTAAAATATTAATACTATTAAGTAGATAATATAAAGAATTATAAAAATTAGTATAAAATAAATTATCATCATTAAAAGATAATAAAAATTTGTTTAAACTAGCACCATTAATATATTTCATATAAAACATATAATATTCTTTTTTTGTAAAAAAATCATCATAATTATTATTAAATAAAGTTTCACTTTGACAATGAGATACAATTTCATCTGGAATTAAATTAAATTTAACTATACATGATTTAATAACTGGAACAAATCTTTTTTTATAATTTTTAATTTTTTTTATAATATTACTAATTTGTAATTCATTTTTACTATTAAAATTAATTTCTTGAATTTTATTAGCAGTGCTAGAATAAGTATTAATTTTTCCTTTACAGTTAATACCTGGAGTTATAGTGCATCCATATGTTCCTTGACCTAAATATTTATGAGATATTTTTTTTTTACCTCCTTCCATGTGATAATATTCTTCTGAATCCATTATTATATATTAAATTATATAATAATAATATTTATCTATCTCAAATACTATGACCAATATTTATGAAAGTTATAATTTATTATTAGAACCTTTTTACGATAATGATAGTAGATATTATCATATTTTAACAGTAAACAAAAAACCACAAGGACCACTTGTAAACTATATAAAATTAATGCCTATTAAAAATATTTCAACAAAAATTAATAAAGCAAATGAAAATTATTGTAATTTTGTTATAAAAAAATCAATTTTAGATTCAAATAATAATGATAAATTAGAAATTTGTACAATAGATGACATAACAAATATAATTGATTTTCTAAGTAATAATAATTATATAATCAATGAACCTGTAACTAGTATATTAAATAATATAAACTTAAAAAAATTAATATTGAATTTTAAATATAAAATAAATTGATTAAAAATATAATATTAATATTGTAATTAATATTATATTTAATAATGAATAATAACTATTTAATTGAAGAATATAAAAATTCACTAAATGAATTAGAAAGAAACGCATTAACAATAGCTGAAAAAAATTTAGAATCTTCATTTTGTATCGAAAAATCTATTGGATTTTTAGATTATGTAAAAGAATTAGAAAGAAAAGAAATTGATATGAATAAAGCAGATGAAATAGCAGATAATGTAAAATGTGAAGCATTAGGATTTACAAGTAAAAAAAAATATGAAAAATAAGCATGAAAAAAATAAATTAATGATGATGTTCAGTCATAAATAAAAACAATGATATAATACCAAATATACTAGCAACAATTTGATTTTTTGTTAATTTCTCTTCCAAAAAAATATAACCTACCAAAAATAATAAAAGAAAATGAAATATATGCCATATAACATTAGCAATACCAAGATGAGTATATTTTAATAAATTAAATACAAAAAATCCAGTAAGAGCATACAAAATAATACCAAATATAAGATAAGTATTTAAAAATTTAGTTTTATATGAAATTTTAAATAAATATTGTGCTAAAACCTCTGAAATAATTGATAATAATACAAATAAATAAAATAGTTTATTCATTTATATATAAATTATATATAAAATAATACAATTATGTTGTTGTATCTATATTTTTAAAATCTTTATAAGAAGTAATCTCTTGATTTTTTATAAAATCAAAGTCATCATGTTTTTGAATAGAAAAAAGTAAATTATCAAAATTATGATATGATGAAATAAAATTATTAGATAAATCATATATAGAATAATTATTAAGAATAGAATTATCAAAATCAGTAAGTAAACCTTTATATTTATATTTATTAGATGAATAATTTAATATTTTTTTTTTGTTATTAGAAGCATTATTACTTTTACTATAAAATATATTATTATTATTATTATTATTATTATTATTATTATTATTATTATTATTATTATTATTATTATTATTATTATTAGATATATCAGTATTATTTTGAGATATTGATTTTAAATAAGATTTATTAGAATTTAATAATATTTCATTATTATCATAATTATCTATATATATATTTCTACAATTATATTTAACAGTATATATTCTAGATATAGTATCTAAAAACTCAAATGTTAATACATGTGATTTATCATTTAAGAAATAATCAAATGATTGATTATCAAAATTATAATTCATAATAATTTTATAAGTTTTATTTCTAAAATCAAAAGTATAATAAATATATTTATCTAATAAAGATTTTAAAAATTGTTCATCTTGATCAATATCTAATTGATAATATTCTTCTAAACATTCAAAAAAAAATGAATTATATTCATAAAGTTGTTTATTTTCATTAAAATTTTTTTCAAATTCAATTTTACAAGGTAAATATAAATAATATGAAATATAAATAATAGCAATACTAGAACCAGAAATTAATATAAAAATAAATTTAATAAAATTAAATAAAAAAAATTTAATAAATGTAAAATCTAATATAGTAGTAATAGTAGTATTAGTAGTATTAGTAGTAGTAGTATAATTATCATTAAGACAAATTTGGTATAAATGATTAGATATATTTTCTAACATATAAATATCAGTGGTCATAAAATATAATTAATAATTAATAATATAAATTATTTTTATATTATAAAATTTAATAATATGTCATTTAATATATCTATAATAATAAATTTAAAAAAATCAAATATGAGTAATATAGAAGATATAATTAAAGAATCAAGTATAAATTGTAATGTGAAATCAATATATTACGATTATGATATAGAAGGAATAAATAATTATATTAAAAAAAACAATAAAATAATTATTTTAGAATTTGATAATGAAGAAAACTTTATAAATTTCTTAAAATTTATAATTAATATAAAAGAATTAACAATAGAATATATTTATTATGAGAATTCAATATTATATTGTTCAAATAAATATTTAAATAATATATCAGAAACATTACACAATAAAAAAAAAATTTTAAATACAATAGAAGAAAATAAAAAATCAAATAATTATAAAAAAATTTATAATATATTAAATAAATATAATTAAAAAATTATAATAAATTAATTTCGTCGAGTAGTTGGTTTAACATGTTTTTTTCTAGATGTTCTAGGTTTAGGTTTAGGTTTAGATTTAATATATTTTTTTTTCTTTTGAGTAGTAGATTGTGTATATAAAGCATCGGGCATTTTTTTAAATTTTTTAATATCATCTTGTATAAGAGTAAGTAAACTTTGTTGATTATGAGAAATTTGATTAAAAAAATTTTCTAAATTATCATATTTTTTTTTAAAATTAAAGCCATCATTAGTAAGAGATACATGAACTTTATTTTTATTATTAGGATTAAGTAATATTTCATATTTGCGATCAATAATATTATGTCCATTAATATTTTCAATATGTTGACCTGAAGTATAAAGTTTAACTGCCATAATTATATTATTAATATAAAAAAAAATTATATTAATAATTTAATGACAACATTAAAAAATAAAAGAAATAAAAGAAATACAATAAAATTGAAAAACTTAAAAATTAATTCATATATAAATAATATGAATGGTGGTAGTATAAATAATATGAATAGTGATAATATAAATTATAAAGATGAATATATAGAAATACTAAAAGAATTAGAATATTATAATAGAAAACATGAGAAGGCACAATTTAAAGCAAAAATATATAGAGAAGCAATAGAGAAATTAAAAAATTTAAAAGAATTAAAATCATCAGAAAATATAAAAAATTTACCAGGTATAGGAAAAGCAATAACAGAAAAATTAGATGAATATATAAAAAATGGAAAAGTAAAAAATGTAGAAGAATTAAGAAAAAAATATGGAACTGAAGATTATAAAGAAGAAAAAATAAAACAAGAAAAAAAAGAAGTATTTTTACAAATACCTTGGATAGGTGATTCAACGGCTGAAAAAATAATTGAATTAAATATAAATAATATAGAAGAATTAAAAGAAAGACAAGATGAAGAAATACCAGGTAAAGGTAAAAAAAAACTAAAACTTTTAAATGATAGCCAAAAAAAAGGACTAATTTATTATGAAGAAATAGCTGAAAGAATTCCAAGAAAAGAAATAGACAATTATAAAGAATTGCTAACAAAAATATTTAATGAAATTTGTATTGAAAATGGATATAATGAAAAAAGAAATATATTTGAAATAGTTGGAAGTTATAGAAGAGGGAAACCAGATTCAGGAGATATTGATATAATTATAACATCCAGTACAGATGATAAAACAATATTTAATAAATTTCTTGA